AGAGGAGTAGGAGGGAAGATCTCCTAGCTCCTTTAATTTATCAACCACTTCTTTTAATTCCATGATCATTCAGCTGGTTTTGTCAGTGTTTCAACAAGTGTTTTTGTCGCATCGTAAGATGTCTTGTACAAGAATAATGCTGATTTGGGAACCTTGGTTTCTTGCAAAGAGATATTCCATCCCCCTTCCGTTTCTTCAGAGTACTTGTCATTGCCGATCTCTGCGGCTTTCAAACCTTGGTAGTAACCGTAAACCTGAAAAGCTGAATCTCCCGGATTTTCGGTTTTATTTAACCCTTTGGCTTTATTTTCCAATACAACGACAAAATCACCGTTAGCAAGCCCGTCAATAATGTCATTGCATACATCGGGGTCATTTGCTAATACAACCATGTTCACTGTGTTAGTAAACGTGTTACGATAGGTTCCTGTTGCCAAGGTTGTATTGGTACCAGTAAAGGGGGTTGCACCGAATACCTGTACCTTGTAACCTTTTTTACCTGTTTTCAGCGCAAGAGCTTCTATCACATTCTTGCGGGTCGTGTTGAAAGTAACCGCACCGAAATCCACTTCTGCACGATTCATTATTACGCCCTCCTGTTCCAATCCTGGAACAATAGGATCATCGCACGATGGTGCGATGTCCTTTTTGATTGTTATATCACATATTGCCATATTTGCTCTTTTTCGTTAGTATGCTACCTGTACCAACTCATCTTCGCCAATCATGGAGCCTAATTTTCCTGTTGAATAAATGTAGTTCTTGCGGGCTTTCTTATCAAACCAGATATCCAAGTCCGACATCGGTTCGGTGCCCTCACATCCATACATCAAGTTCTCAGGAGAACATAAAACAGCACGATGCGGTAAGTTAAGTTTGGTTTTGTTGTTCTGATAGGCTTGAATAAATCTATCCCAAATGGAACATTTAACGATGGTTGTTCCATCGTATTTGCTGACCTCTACACCGTCAAATACAACTTCCCAGGGCATGATTACCTTGTACTTTTCTTTCATATCGTGAGTCAGAGCATCGCACATTGACTTGGTGGCGAAAATTGCGCATCCGTCTTTTTGGAAAATCCGGCTGTCGGCATCTTGCAACATCGCATCGAATATTGATGTGGCAATGCCTGTTTCTTTCATCTTTGATTTTTGTAATGCATATGATTCTTCTGCGTTGGCTGCAATTTCAGTGTGCTGTTCGGCATTGTTGGTACAGATGGCAAACAGACGTTTGAAAAAACCGTCACATGTTTTAAATAGTTCGATGTTTACTCCGTCAGTGATTTGACCACCTCCAGTGACAGACGCTGCTGATTTATCTCCAAACCATGTAAAACGCCACATCATTTTCATCATAGCTTCAGACAGCTTCGGCAGTACAATACCGTCCATATATTCGGTCGATGTCAGGTCTCCTATATTTGTTCCCGTTTTAAGGCAGTACTTGGCAATGGTGTTTTCCAAGTCTGTATAGCACATTTCCAAAGGAATTTGCCAATCCCCGATTTCCCATTCCTTTTGGGCGGCAGCGATAGCCACTTTTTTATATTCAGGGTCGCATCCGGAGCCGGCTACTCCGATATCTTCCATTTCACCGATAAAACCTGCTTTTTTACCGTTAGTCACATTGGGCATAAACGTCATAAAACGCTCCATGTCCTCGTTTTGAAAGACTGTTAACTGAATAAGGTCTTTCAAGTCTTTTACAGCCTGATTATCAGGTGTAAGTTTGTCAAAATCTAAAATAGGCATTTCCCCTCCTTTTATTACTTGTTGTTTCTTTTTTCTCTTTCTTCACGAAGTTTTCTCTGAATAGGCGTTTCATTTTCTTCTACTCCTTTTATACCCTTGTTGAACGTTTGGGTACGAGCTGACACTTTATAAGTACTACAATGTTTTGCCAGCCAGTTTTCGCCCCCGGCCATACGGACTGCGTTCAGAATCTTGTTGTCCTCAATGGTACGGGCATTCGTCTTTAGAGAAGCATTCTCAGTTTCCAACTCTTCTATACGGGCTTTTAAAGCTTTCACTTCATCCTCTTCCAATTCATCAGGATCTTTAATTTCTGTAATAACGCCATCTGTCACAATGATAGTCTTTCCGTCAGGCATGACATGTTCGCCATCGGGACTTGCTGTATCTCCTACTTGGGGTTCACCTTCATCTCTTTCCACGGTAAGCGTGTTACCTTCGGCATTTGTCAATTCCATAGATACGACCTGTACGTCTTCAATTTTTTGATAGCCGCATTTGGCCAGCAGCCTGTCTATGATAGTCTGCTTCACTGTTACTTCTTTTTCTTTGTTCATTTTTTTGTTATTAAATGTGTAAGTTCTCCCTTTGGCAGTTGTAGGCATAAGAACGGTCGTGATAAAACCTAATTGTTTGGCTGTTTCACCACCAAACCAACCGGCTTTATTCATTTGGGCTTCGATAACTGAGGCTTCCGATCCTGTGCGTTCTACATACAAAGCTAGCATCTTGTTTTTTTCACTCTCCAAGTTTGATTTTATTGATTCTAGGGTTTCAAGATCAAGGTCTCCATCGTATGAAGCCATATAAGGCTTGTGAATAAGAAACTTTGCATGTGGATAAGCAAAACGTCTTTCTTTTGCAGCGGCCAATAATATCACGGTTGCCATGGATGCACATCGTCCTACTGCAGTACAGCTGATTTGCTTTCCTGAAGCACGTAAGGCGTCATAAATGGCATACCCTTCAACGGCATCACCACCGCATGAATGTATCTCAATATCAATAACGTGGTCATTCGGATCTATCCAAGATAGGAAATTTTGAATATCGGGAAAAGACAATCCCTCTTCACCAGTTAGATACCAATTTTCCATTTTGTCTTTATCCGCAACAATATCTTTGTTGATGTATAATTTCGCCATATATAATCTATTTTGAAGCAAAGGTAAAAAACGGTATATGGCTATAAGAATTTCAGAACATAATAGCACTGACACGCTTTGTCAGTAAAAAAATAAGGGGAAGAATAATCTTCCCCCTTATTGAATTGAAACGTCAACGGACAACCTGTCAATGACTCTATAGATGGTCCTTTCTGAAATGCTGTATTCATCTGCCAGGTACTGCATGATATATGCCTTTTTATGACCTTCAGCCGTAAGACGGGTGTAGTCTTTATACATTTCTAGGTATTTAATATCTGATGCATCTAATGACATTTCAGACATTATCCTAAGAGTGTTCCTGTTTATATATAATAGTTCGTATGCTTTCATAAACTACCGCTTTCTTCTATGTATTTAATTCTATTCGCAACTGAAGTAAACTCTTCTACAGAAACGACAGGGGCAGGAGCCATCATCATTCCTTTGGCGACTGCTCTGGCCAGCATATCTTCGCCTAAAGTTTGATTATTCGTTGCTGTTACATTAATAGGTACACCTCCACCCATCATATTGAAGGATGATAGGATAGGGGCGAACATGGACGTAGCTTTGGCAGTTATAACGGATTCTCCATTCGACAATTGTGCCGGAATACTGTCGCTCGTTCCTGTCCCCGGTCCTGTAACCAAACCACCTTCTGCAAATTTAGCACTTTTTACTATCTTAACAGCATTTGCAATGTTAGAAAGGATTGTTGCAATACCTGATGCCATTGTAGCTATACCAAGAATACCTTTCCCTGATTCAGCGGATACCATTTTTGCGATCGCCTTACCTGAATTGATGGCGATCTCTGCCAAAGCCAACATTTTGCTTGCCATAGCAAATCCTCTGTCAGACTCCCCAATTTGTTCTGTGAGAGCTACAAGGCCATTTGTCACCTGTTCCATTGCTTCATATTTAGTTTGTTCTATTTCAATCTCCTTATCGCTCAGTTCTTTTTTGGATTCCAGATAAGCATTCTGTGCTTCCAGCTTGCGAAGATTGAATGCTTCTATACTTTCACCTTCCATTTGCTGCAGGCTATCGAGCTCGGCTTTCTTTTGTTCCATCCTTATACGAAGAATTTCCTCTTCGTTATCATATGCTTGTGCGATTTCCGTTTCAAAGCGTATGCGCATGGCTTCCTGTTGCTTGTTGATAATATCCTGCTCATGAACTGTTGCCAGTTCGTCTATCTTGGTATTGTACTTTGCTTTAATGGCCAGTTTCATTTCTTCGGTTTGTTCTGTGCTGGTAAGTTCCGCCTCTTGTTGTGCTTGTAATTGTTGTATCTTTAACTGATACTCCTGCTCGCTGCCTTCCTTGACCGATTCCAATTGCAGGGATATCATTTTTAAACGGTTCTCCAGTTCTTTTTTCAGCTCCTCATCGGACAACTTGCTAAGTTCCATAGATTTTTGTTGTTCCAAAGCCTTTATTTTGGCGTTGATGGCTTCACGAGCCTTAGCGGTAAGGTTCTCTTCTTGCTTTAAACTGATTTGCAAATCCTCAATCTGCCGGGAATAGTTCAATTCAATCTCTTTCCGTGCTTGTTCTCTCTTGTCTTTCACTAAGGCAAGCATAGCATCTTCTGCTGCCCTTACTGCTTCCAGTTCTGTTTGCTTTGCTTCCTTTGCTTTGTCTGCACCTTCCTGGCGGATAGAGTTTAGGGTGTTTTGCTGCTCTGTCTGACGGGTGTAACTGCTTTCTTCCAATTCACTTAATCTGTTTACTTCTTCGCTTAATTTCCTAAGGTCATCAATAGTGCTTTCCGATATACCGATTTTTCCAATAGCTTCATCTGCTGTAATTGCTCCTTTTTGCATGTCCTCAATGGTCTTAAGGGCTTCCTTTGTTACTTTAGTATATCCGAGCATATTGGCAATTCTTGCTTTCGCTAAGTCTGTTTGGATTTTTAAGTCCTCTTTTTCCATTGCTGCAGCTTTTTCCGCAGCTTTGATACGTTCCTGTGTGGATAGGGTTTGGTCATCTGCAGCTTTTTTCAGTTTCTCAATTTCAGCTCGGTTAGCGGCACGTGACATGGACAGCATGACTTCCCTCTTGTCTATCTCATTCAAGACTTCTGCCAGCTTCCACGCCTGTTTGGTTTCATTGACTATTTCATCACCGATACCAGCGAATATGGATTTGGCATCATTCCCCGCCTGTTTGAAGTTCCCGGTAAACAGATTCACTAAAGCACTTCCCAACTTGCCTGCCCGGTCTATTAAGACATTTACAGTGGCACCCAGAGCCCCCATTATTTTATTGGCTGCTTCCACGCCCTTCTGTGTTTTGGTGAACCATGATACCAAAGATCCTAAAGCTACAATTAATACTCCAATACCAGTTCCAAGTAGAGCAACTTTCAACAGTTTCAAAACTTTAATCCAGCCGGTTGTGGTGGTCGAAACAGTAAGCATTTCTGTTTTTACTCCAGACAAATAATTTCTTACTCCACCCAAGGAGGTCACCATTACATTTATCTGCTGCACGAACGGGATATTGGCATTGGCGGCTTCCATTATAGCTTCCTTGTAATTGCCAACATTTCGGTAATACCGCTGTGTCTCTTCTTCAGCGTCCTTCAGAGCA